AAACAACAAAAAAACGGAAGCCAAGAAAGCAACCTAAAAAAGGAGTCGGAGATATTGTCGAGGAGGTATTGGAAAAAACAGGAGCTGCAAAGGTCGCAAAGTTTATTTTAGGCGAGGACTGCGGATGCGAGGATCGTAAAGAAAAGCTCAACGAGTTATTTAGAACTACAAAGAAGCCTGATTGCCTACTGGAAGACGAATACAATTGGCTCAAGGAATGGTTTGCAAAAGAAACAACTACTTACCGCCCAAGCGAGCAAGACCAAATGATCAAAATATACAGCCGTATTTTTAGAGTAAAAACAAACGCAACAAACTGCGCAAGCTGCCTAAGGGAAATACATAACAAGATGAAGACGGTTTTTGAAACTTACGAATAATGCAAATTGAAAAGGTAAAAATATCCCAAGTAAAGAATAACCCAAATAACCCAAGGGTAATTAAGAACGATGACTTTAGGAAATTAGTCAAGTCAATCAAAGAAGCACCTTGGATGTTGCAGTTGCGTTCTATCATAGTAAATGACGATAACATTGTACTTGGAGGAAACCAAAGATTAAGAGCTTGCAAAGAGGCTGGATTAAAAGAAGTTTACATAATCAAAGCGAGTTCGTTAACAGAGGAACAACAGAGGGAGTTCATAGTAAAGGACAACCTTAGCTCAGGGGAATGGGATTGGGATGCTTTAGCAAATGAATTTGAGATTGAAGATTTAGAAAATTGGGGTTTAGATTTGCCTGTTCAAATTGAGGACAGCGACGAGTTCGGAACTGCTTTTGATTTGCCTAATGGAGATAAAGAGCCGTTTCAACAAATGACTTTTACCTTAGCAGATGAGCAAGCAGAGCAAGTAAGAAATGCAATAGAGGATATTAAAAGAACGGAGGAGTATAAATACTGCGAAACAATGGGCAATGATAACAGCAATGGGAACGCACTTTATTTAATCATTATGCAATGGGCAGAGCAAAGGAAATAATAGTCAAAGTCATTCCCTCAAAGATTGCTAATGAATTTGTAAAGAAGCATCACTATTCAGGCAAAGTTGTAAATATGTCAAGCTTGCATTTTGGTGCATTCTTAGACAATAAACTTCACGGCGTTATGAGCTACGGTTCGCCTATGGATAAACGAAACGTTTTAAAGCTTGTTGAAACTTGCAATAAAGGATATAATGAAAAGTGGAATGAAATGCTGGAGTTGAATCGAATGGCTTTCGATGACTATCTGCCTAAATACTCAGAAAGTAGATGCATAGCAATCAGCATTAAGTTGATTAAAAAAAATGCTCCTCAAATAAAGTGGATTCTAAGTTACTCAGATGCAACTCAATGTGGAGATGGAACAATATACCGAGCAAGTGGTTTTAAACTAACTCAGATTAATAAAAACTCAACTATATATAAACTTGCAAATGGAGAGGTAGTTGCAAAAAGAGGAGACTCAAAATACAACTTTGAGGGAGCAAAAGCATTGAAAGGTTTTCAAAATAGATACATATTAATAGTTGATAAAAAAGCGAAGTTAAATGTTCCGGAGATTGATTTTAATAAAATTGATGAGGTAGGAGCTGGAATGTATAAAGGCGAAAAAATAAAATTAAGCGAGAGAAATAGAGCGCAGCAATAGACTCGAACTTTACCTTTATTCTGGAATGAATAATGTGCTACCAATTACACCAACTGCGCATATAAAACAAATATAGTAAAAAATGGATAACAAAAATTTAATACCTTTTAAAAAAGGGCAAAGCGGAAACCCAAAGGGCAGACCTGTCGGAAGCAAGAATCGAAGCACTATAGCAAAGAGATGGCTATCCGTTGAGCAGAATTTAAAGAATCCTTTGACAAGCGAATTAGAAGATATGAGCCAAGAGGACTTAATGACTTTAGCTCTAATTAAAAAAGCAAGGGAAGGAGATACCCAAGCTTATCAAAAATTGATGGACTCAGCTTACGGTGCTCCATTGCAACAAATCGAGCAAACGAATATAGAGCAACCTTTATTTCCCGATGTTACAGAGGACGACAGCGATAAATAAAATACTCGCTCTCAAAAGGCGAATTAAAATTATTCAGGGAGGAACATCCGCTGGTAAAACGTTCGGCATACTTCCTGTGCTTATAGACAAAGCTGCAAAAAAAAGCGGATTAGAAATAAGCGTAGTTGCCGAGAGCATACCCCACCTTAGGCGCGGTGCCCTTCGAGATTTCTTGAAAATTATGAAATGGACAAATAGATTCCAAGAGGATCGCTTTAATAAGAGCCATTTAAAGTACGAATTTGCAAACGGAAGTTTTATTGAGTTTTTTAGCGCAGACGATGCAAGCAAACTCAGAGGAGCGAGGAGAGATATTTTGTATATTAACGAGTGCAACAATGTAACCTTTGAAGCTTACAACGAACTTTCAATCAGAACAAAGCGAAGCATATACCTTGACTTTAACCCAGCAAATGAGTTTTGGGTGCATAGGGAACTAAAAGACGAACCTGATGCTGATTTTATAATATTAACGTACAAGGACAATCAAGCACTTGACGAGGGTATCATCCAACAAATAGAAAAGAATCGCTTAAAAGCGAAGACAAGCGCATATTGGCGCAATTGGTGGACGGTTTACGGAGAGGGCAAGGTCGGTCAATTACAAGGCGCAGTATTTACGAACTACAAGACGATTGACAAAATTCCTGAGGAGGCAAGATTGATAGGCATCGGTTTAGACTTTGGCTATTCTGCAGATCCTACGGCAATCATTGCAGTTTACAAATACAACGAGCAAAGAATCCTGGATGAGATGACATATCAAACAGGATTGCTCAATAGCGACATTTCTAAAATCCTACCCAAAGATGTTCCAGTTTACGCCGATTCTGCCGAGCCTAAATCAATCCGAGATATACAACTCTACGGAATCACGATTAAAGGCGTAACGAAAGGCAAGGATTCAGTTAATTACGGAATTGATGTAATGCAAAGGCAAGATTATTTAGTTACTTCCCAAAGCACAAACCTAATCAAAGAGCTGAGGAGCTATTGCTGGGATAAGGATAAAACAGGCAAGCAACTAAATAAACCTATTGACAAATTTAACCATGCGCTGGATGCGGTTCGCTACCATGAGATGGAAACAATAGGCTTAAATAAAAACTTTGGAGAGTATTCTATTCTTTAGGGTATACAAATTAAAAATAAAAAGGTTATAAGGTTATGAAAGTAGATTTATTACTACCAAGTTCATTGAGCGAAATACCACTTTCGAGGTATCAAAAGTTCGTAAAGACGAAAGAGGCTTCCAATGATGAGGAGTTTATCGCTCAAAAGATGATACAAATATTCTGCGGAATAGATTTATCTCAGGTAGGCAAAATCAAAATGAAGGATTTAAACGAATTGATTACGCATTTTACAAAGGTGTTTAGCGAAAAGCCAAAGCTGGTTAGGCATTTTAAAATCAAGGATATTGAGTTCGGCTTTATACCAAAGCTTGATGAGATTACATTCGGTGAATACGTTGACTTAGAAAACCATTTGCAGAATTGGGAAAGTTACCACAAGGCGATGGCTGTAATGTACAGACCAATAAAAGAAAAGCAAAAGGACAAGTATTCTATTGTGGATTATGAGCCAAACGAGGACATGCAAGAATTGATGAGGTTTGCTCCTTTGGATGTAGCAATAAGCGCCTCGCTTTTTTTTTGGACTTTAGGAAGCGAATTACTAAATCTTACTCTCAGCTATTTACAGAAAGAACTGAAGACGATGACCAATTCCAGCAATACAGCGAAAGGTATTTATTTGGACAACAATGGGGATGGTATTCAAGCATCTATGCTCTCGCTAAAGGAGATGTTACCAAGTTTGACGAAGTTACAGGATACAGACTTACTAAATGTCTTACCTATCTCACGTTCGAAAAACAAAAAAACGAAATCGAAGCAAACGAACTTAAACAACAAATGAGAAGATGAATTATTTTGATATTATAGACAAACTAAAAACGCACTTTGAATCGGATCCAATAATCAACACCGTAACTCAAGGCGACATCTTTGAAATCGACTTGGCAAAACAGACCATTTTTCCGCTTGTGCATTTGATTGTCAATACGGCAACATTTGAGGGTAATGTGATTAGGTTCAATATTTCAATCCTTGCGATGGATATTACGGACATATCAAAAGACGAAAGCCCAAATAAATTTGATGGAAACGATAACGAGCTGTGGGTACTTAATACAATGCTATCTGTACAGAACAGATGCTACGAACTTCTAAGGAGAGGAGATTTATACAGCGATAAGTTCCAAGTAGATGGAAACGTAACTTGTGAGCCTTTTACTGAGCGCTTTGAAAACAAGCTTGGCGGTTTCACAATGACATGTGACATCCTCATAGAAAATTCGATGACTATTTGCTAATGGCTGAATTTGAATCCATACAAGACGTGTTAAATGACTTCCGAGATAATGTTATTCGAGAGGCAAAGAGCAATCTATCCAGTAGAACGGATTCAGGCAATTTAAAAAAGAGTTTAAAGTCTTTTGTAAAGGAATCAAAGAACTCTATTCAAATAAGTTTTGAGATGGATGAGTACGGTTTTTATCAAGACCAAGGGGTAAAAGGTAAAGACCCAAGCAAGGTATCTCCAAACGCTAAAATAAAAGGTCAGCAAGCGCCTAATAGTCAATTCAGGTTTGGCAGCGGAAAGAGCAACAAAACCTTCGCAGACTTTCAAAGGAAAATGGCTGCTTGGGCGCAAAGGAAAAATGTAAGATTTAGAGATTCGAAAGGTAGGTTTTCAAAAGGAGGATACAAATCAATAGGGTATATTATTGCAAGCAATATTTACAACAGAGGTTTAAAGCCTACGCTATTTTTTACAAAGCCATTTGAGAAGTTCTTTAAAAGGTTGCCTGATGAGTTAGTAGAAAAATACGGTCTTGATATAGAAAACCTATTCAACCAAATAACAAGTGAAAATTTTAAAAGATTAAGCAAATGAGCGTTAAATTAGCAAGGTCGCCATACATTGTAGAGATTGACGAAACTGACCAAACGGAAACTAAGGTTAAACTATATTTATCAAATACGTCAAGTTTTACTTCAGACCCACAATATACCTTGAGTAAAAAAATACCGTCTTCAAATATTACGGCTACTTATTACAATATATCGCCATACGTTCGAGAATACTTTACTTTTGGCGCTTACGATTATGATACGGCAAACTTTTTTGATACAGCAACCAGTTCAAACTTTGTTGTAAATTATAAGATAGAAAAGTTCAAAACAATTGGAGGGACTGAGTCAAGTGCTGGAACGGAAACTGGGCAATTCGTAAACGGATACTCCGAATATATGGAAGGGCAGAATAGAGTGGCTGGAGATGTATTGCTTGATGAGGGCACATATCTATACCATTACGATAGTTCATTCAGCACAACGCAAAGAAATGCGCTTGCTGGTTCTTTTGATGCCGAGGTAG